TTTGGTGGGGGTAGTGGGTACACAATGTCTGATCCAAACACTCACTATGGTACAGCAGGTATGACTGGTGATCAGCTTGGCAGTTACTTTCCAGGTTAAGGAATAAAATTATGCCATACATGATGTCTGATTTAGCTGCTGGCAGTAGTGCTGTTGAGCAGTTGCAAAGAAACGTAGCTGAAGCTCCGTATATAAAAGACCTTACTCAAGCTGGTGCTGAACGTAAGATTCAAGAAGACCGTCTTGCTAAACAATATGCTCCTGAAATGATGGCTGCTAAAGCAGAAGAAGAGCAGATGCGTTTGCAAACAGCTCGTCTTCAAAAGCTTGCTACAGAAACACAGTACACAAGGGACAAAGAATCTACTGCCCAACTAGAACAGTGGTTGCAAACAGATGAAGGTAAAAAAGCTAGTGACTTAGATGTCATTAGAAAATCTGCTTCTTTAAAGATGCACGCTGGTTTAACAGAACAAGGATCTAAGCTGTACGAAAGAGCAGAGAAAGAACAAGCCCTTGAACTTGCTAATCAAGCAAAACAACTTGCACAGAACAATGAGACTATAGCTCAAGCTGCTGTAGTTTTAGATGCTGTACCCGATGACCAAGTAGAAGAATATTTTAATCGTCTTCCTGGTGAAACTAAAAACTTGATTACTAAACAAGTTGGGGAAGAAAATTGGAACAAAGCTACTGGTGAACAAAAGAAAAAGATTGTTGATAGACTTTTTTTAAATACTAAAGGGCAACTTACTGAGCAGTTAAAAGCTGTTGAGTTGGAAAAGACCAAACTTATTACTAAGAACAAACTGGATGTTGAGAATGCTAAAGAAGCTAGCGCCAAAGTTCTTAAAACAATGACTGTTGAATCTGCTGAAAAGATTGCTACTGAAAAGATTGCTGCTAGAGAAAAAGAACTTCAAACAAAGTTTGATCAAGACATAAAAAAGCTTGAGAAAAAACATGAAGGTGAAATAGACAAGCTTAAACAACAGACTGTTGACAAAACAGAGCTTGAAAATTTAAAAGCTAAACATAAAAAAGAAATAGAAAACCTTCGTGAGTCTGGTAAGACTACTCGTGCTGCTGCAAAAACAGATGTCAAAGATGCTACGTTCTACATAAAAGAACACGACAAGATTGTTAAGTCTGGTGAAAAACAAGAGCAAGCTTTACAAGAAAATGTTAATTCTGCTGAAAAACTCTTGACTGAATCTAAGACTGCTTCTTGGTATGAACCCAAAGCATACAAAGAAGACAAACGCACTAAAGCCTACACTGCTGCTGTCAGCAAACTGAACGACTTTAGGAAGCAACAAACTCAAAGAGAAATTGAAACCTTTGAGAATGCTCCTGACTTTCCTAAGAAAGAACAAATCCTTAGAAAATTAAGAGAACGTTTAGCTGCTGTAGATACGCCTCCTTTGGATAAAGAACCGCCACCTGCTAAAGCAGAAGCACCTAAAGCAGCTCCCGCTGCTGCACCTGCTAAAGATGTTCCTAGTAACAAACCTCTTTCAGAATCTGAGTTTAGTAAGCAGTGGCCTACTCTTAAAAAAGGACAATCGTTAATTGGACCTGATGGCAAAACTTACACTAAGGGCGGTTAACAATGGCTTGGACTCCTCCTTCAGATGCTGTAGAGGCACAACAGCCTACAACTAGCAAAGGGTGGACACCACCTAGCGATGCTGTAGAAACTAAACCTGCTGCTAAACAAGGTGTCTTAGAGAAGTCCGTTGGTGACTACACTAAGAAACAAGAAGAGCGTGTTACAGGTGCTGGTGCTTTTACGGCTTCTTATTTAGAAAGTATGGGTGCTACACCTGGTGCTTTAGCTGGTGCTAGAGCTGGTATGGCTATACCTCAACCTACGTGGGCTAAACCTGTTACAGGTGTTGTAGGTGGAGTTGTAGGTGGTTACCTTGCCTCTGAAGGCATCACTAGTCTTGAAGGTTTGTTTGACAAGGTGTTTGGTACAGACATTGTTGGTACACGAGAACAACAACGTCAACAATACCCAGGCTACTCTTTAGCTGGTTCTGTTACTGGTGGCTCTCTTAGTCCTCTTATGCGTCCAGGATTACCTCAGACCATTAAAGAAGCTGCTGTAGGTGGCGGTGTTATGACTGGCATAGGTATGGGACAACGTGCTGCTGAAGGTCAGCCTGTACTTGATCCTAAGTCTATGGCTATTGATGTTGCTACTGGTGCATTTACTAAACCTACTAAGCTTGGTGAAAAGGTATTGGGGCATGTTCCTACTCCTACAAAACCTAAAGACCCTGCTAAAGATATTCCACCTGCTCCTCCTAAAGGTGCTACACCTGATCAAGTAGAAGCCTTTAAAGCTAAGGTTAAAAAAGAATCTGCTCAAAGAACTTCCACAGCTCCTTTGGTTGAAGCTGCTATTAGGAACAAAGAGACTGGTGAGATTGAACTCATGGGTCCTAAGCATGATGAGCAACGTAAAGCTGAGACTGTTGATACTCACGATCAAGGTTTTGTAGATGAGCGTGGTAACTTTTTAACTCGTCAAGAAGCTGCTGATCGTGCTGTTAACACTGGTCAAGTTACAACTGAGGAATACACTGCTAAAGAAGTAGCTGTTCCTTCTAAAACAAAAGAGGATCTTACTAAGAACATTGAGCTTATAAAAAAAGATATTTCTGATGCAGAACGCTCTGACGAATATAAGACCTCTCAAAACTTAAAAGAGCAACTTGGAGAACTTGAAAAGAAATTAAAGCTTGTAGAAGAGTTTGGTCCTACAGAACCTAAGTACAGGGATGTAACTAAGACTAGAGCTAAGTTAGAAATTCCTGAAGACGGATTACATAGTGGTGATTTGCGTAAAGCTGGTGACGAACGTTTTGCTATTACAGAAGATCAACCTGCTGGTGTTCCTAAAAAGGCAAGCTCACTTGATGAGCCTGTTGTTGATACAACTAAAACTTCTCCTCGTGATGTTAAGGACGACAAAGAATTCCTAAGCATAGCTACAGACATCTATGAGAAACATGGTGAAGTAGAAGCTGTTGAGTTTTTTAAAGGTTGGGAAGAATTTAAAAAGACTTGGCCTGAACCTGTTAAACAAGTTGAAGAGTTTGTAGGTATTAATTTAGTCAACAAAGAAGCTGACGCTCGTATCACTTATAACAACACTGCTGATTTAAAAAAGTTGGCTGGTAAAGACGTTGACCTTGAGAAACTTAGTTTTGACATTGATAGTGGTGCTACTTTAGAAGGTAAAGCCAAAGAGGTTGCCACTAAGTTTCGTAGTTTGATGGATGACCTTGGTCAACAAGCTTTAGAAAGTGGTGTTATTAAAGGTTGGCATGAGAACTACGTAGCTCGTAATGTTATTTCTGAGGGTGCTGTACCCCCTGGTGCTTTTGAAGAATTTATGCGAGATGCTTTTGGCTATGGTAAAAAAGCATCTGGTGATGGTACTAAGACAACTACTAAGTATGGTCAAGAACGTAGACTTAAAAGTCGTGAAGACCTTACCAACCATATCAACGGTATCAACACTTGGTTAGAAGAAAACGGTAAAGATTACCGCTTCAAACTTAAAACAAACAACCTTGCAGAGATCTATAAAGACTATGCTTTGTCTGTTCAAAAAGCTATTGAGAATAAAAACCTAATAGACAATATCAAACAAATTAGAAACCTAAACGGCGAGTCTTTAATTCGTCCTATTACTACTGAAGAGCCTCGTCCGTACAACTGGGAAACAATAGACCAAACAGATTTAGATGGTTATGCTGTACACCCAGATTTAATTCCAGCTTTAAAGTTTGTGTTTGATGCTGGTCCAGGTATGACTATGCAAGCTTTGGGACTTGTTTCTCAAGTTGTTAAACGCATAAACGTTGTTGGTTCTTTTTTCCACGCTAAATCTTTAATGGAAGTTCAATCAAGTGCAATGATTCCTTTGTGGACTCCCTTTAAAGAGTCTATATTGTTACCTGCTGTTGAGCTTGCTGTTAAAAAAACTACAGGTAAAGATTTACAGTTGTCTGCTGTTACAAAAGCTGTTGATCAATATAGAAAAGGTGGCTTAGGCGACAACGTAGACACATGGATAAGAGAAGCTGGTTTGCAATTAGAAGTGCCAGAAGACGTAGCTAGAGGTATTTTAACTTCTACTGGCAAACTTGCTGACACTCTAATTAGTAAATATGGTCCTAAAACTCGTGTGCTTGAGAAGTCTTTGTCTACTGTTGAAAAATATACTCTAGGTATGTTTGATAAATACACTTGGGATTATTTACATACTGGCAGCAAAATTATGGTAGCTGATGCGTACCTTGAAAAGGCTCGTTTAAATGCTGCTAAAGAGGGTAAACCTTTTGATGAAATTGCTTCTCGTAAAGAGATTGCTCAGTTTGTTAATGACAGCTTTGGTGGTTTAAATTGGTTTGATGCTGCTAGACGTACTGAGGGTGAGTATGCTAAGCGTATGGCTATGGCTGCTTACAGTCCTGAAGGTCGTAGAGCTTTGCAAGTAGCTTTGTTTGCTCCTGATTGGACTACTTCTACTGTTCGTGCTTTTACTGCTGCTTTACCTAAAAATTTAAATCCTACTAAGTGGCAACCTATAGAAGGTATTAAAGGCATGATGGCTCCTACAACCAAAGCTGATTATGCTAGGTTGTATCAATTCAAAACAGCATTGCTTTACTTTACATTAATAAATGCTATTAATAACATAACTGCTGATCGAGATCTTTGGGACAATAAAGACCCAACTCGTATTGAATGGCCTGATGGTACGTCTATGCAAGCTATGAAACACGCTATGGAGCCATACCATTGGATTGCTGACCCAGATAAAACTTTGTCTAACAAAATGGGGTTTATACCCAAAGCTTTGATTATAGGATTTGGTGGTGTTGAGTATGCTAGTGCTACTGCTCCTAAGTTGGTTGACCTTAGTGGCCCTGGTAGATTAAAAGCTGCTGTTGGCACAGCTTTACCTTTTCAACTACAAGCTGGTGCTGCTGCTCCTGAAGGAGAGGGTGTTCAAAGAGCGTTACTAGGAACAATGGGCTTCCCTGTGTATGGAAAAACTCCAGAACAAAACAAACAGGCTAGAGCAGAACGGGAACTTGCTCTTAAAGAAAACGCTTGGAAGTACCGCAACAAAGAAATAGAAGCTGGCAGAATGCCTAGTACTCCAAAGCATGAACGTGAAAGATTGTCTTTGGAAAGACAACGCCGCAAACTTAACAAAGAGGCAGAAGAAGAATGAAACTCTTAATCATTGATCAGTTTGACTGTGGGTTTGCTATGGACTTGGCTATCAAGTCTTCTGCTTATGGTCACGATGTCCGTGTGTATATGCGTAACAACTTTGATGGTACTCGCTGTGAGAACGGCGATGGCATGGAAGATTGTTTTAAGAAGGTTGCTAGTTGGGAACCCAGTATGGACTGGGCTGATTTAATCTTTGTTACTGATAACAGCAGGTACATAAAGCAATTAGAGCCATATCGTATCAAAGGTTACCCTATCTACGGCTGCAATGTAGAAGGTGCTCGTTGGGAACAGGATCGGGAGTACGGCTCAGCTATCTTTGAGAGAGCTGGCATCAAAACTATTCCTATGCAGAAATTTAAGAAGTACGAAGACGCTATTGCTCTTGTTCTTAGTAACAAAGAGAAGCGTTACGTATCTAAACCTGTTGGTGATGGTGAGAAGTCTCTTAGCTATTGCTCTAAGGACTGGCGTGACATGGTGTTCATGTTAAACAAGTGGAAGAAAATGAACGCCTATGACGGTGAGTTTGTTCTTCAAGAGTTCCACGCTGGCTCTGAGATGGCTGTTGGTGGTTGGTTTGGTCTAGGTGGTTTCTCTAAGTACTTCCTTGAGAACTGGGAGTTTAAGAAGCTAATGTCTGGTGACTACGGTCCTGCTACTGGTGAGCAAGGTACTGTGATGCGTTACACAGAAGAGTCTTTGTTAGCTGACAAGGTTCTTAAACCTCTAGAAGACTTCTTGCATGGCATTGGTTACTCTGGTTACATTGATGTCAACTGCATCATTGATGACAAAGGTAATCCTTGGCCTTTAGAGTTCACTACTAGACCTGGTTGGCCTCTGTTTCAGATCCAACAAGCTCTGCACTTGGGTGACCCTATTCAATGGATGTTGGATAGCCTTGATGGTAAAGACACGTTGAAGGTACGTAAAGACATAGCTGTTGGTATTGTTGTGTCTCAACCTGACTATCCGTACAGCAATGTTAAAAAGAAAGAGAACACAGGGTATCCTATATTTGATATGACCATTGAAGATGCTACTAAGAACATTCACTTGTCTGAAGTCAAGATGGGAATGGGACCAGGTAAAGATGGTAAGAACACTGAGCCTTGTTTGGTTACCTGTGGCAGCTACGTAATGACTGTCTCTGGTGTTGGTAAGACTGTTGAGGATGCTCGTGAAGCTTGTTACAAGACCTTCAAGAAGAAGGTAACCATGATCAACTCTTGCATGATAAGAGATGACATAGGTGAGAAACTTGAGAAGTTGTTACCTGACATTCAAAAATGCGGCTATTGCACTGACCTTGAGTACTGCTAATCATGGCTACCAAAATCAATGTTCCTATTCCTCAAGATAAGATTGGGGAAAGCTTTGTCTGGAGAGATTGGTTTCAAAAGCTTAGCAATAAAGTCTATGGGTCTTTAGCAAGTCAAGACTCTAGTAATGTAAGCATTACTGGTGGAGCTATAGACGGAACAACTATAGGAGCTACTACTCCTAGTACAGGTAACTTTACCAGTCTTACTTCTCAAACATTGTTTGTAGATTCTGGTACTGATGGTCAAGTTTTAATAGGTAAAACTTCAGATCATAGTTTTACTCCTGCTAATTTAACTGCTGGTACTAACATTAATATTGTTACAGGCCCTAGCTCTGTAACCATATCTGCTCTCAGTGCTTCTGGTTTTGCTGCTTTAGATGGTGTTGATGGCGAAGATGGTATGCCTATACCAGGCCCAAGAGGAGCAACTGGAGCTACAGGTGCTACTGGATTACAAGGACTAACTGGTGTTCCAGTTTATTTAGAAGCTGAACAAGGTGAAGACGGTCCTATGGGACCTCCTGGGTTAACTGGGCTGACAGGTTCTCAAGGACCTATGGGTGTTGCTGTATTTTTAGAAGCAGACGCTGGTGAACAAGGTGACATGGGTCCTCCTGGTTTAACGGGTATAACTGGAGCACAAGGTCCAGTTGGTCCTGCTGTATATTTAGAAGCTCCTGAAGCTGACGAACCTATATTTACTGGTGGGCCTACAGTACCTGTTAACAGTTCTATTGTTTGGTCTGCTCCTGTCACTAAGACTGCTGACTTTACGTTAGGAGTGTTTGACACCTACGTTATTAATAACAAAACTGGTTCTACTTGTACGGTAACTTTGCCTACTGCTTCTGCTTACCCGGGTAGACCCGTAAACTTTCAAAACTATCAATCTCAAACGCTTGTATCTGCATCAAGCAACGTTGTTCCTATGGGAGGTGGTGCGGCTAGTACAGCTATTTTGGCAGCATCTATTGGGGATACAACCACATTGATTTCTGACGGTACTAATTGGATTCAAATTGCATACACTCCAAACAACAGTTTGTTGTTAGAGTAATGGTGTTTTGGAATAATACGATGACGCTAGTATTATCCTTTTCAATTTTGCGTTTCAAGGAGTTTTAAAATGGCATCTAATAAAATTTTTCGTTCTGGGCCAGTAGCTCTTACGGCTACGCTTACAACAAACATTTTGAATCCTAACGTGACTTCTCTTGCAGGTCCGGTTGGTTTTACAATGACTCAGCCTTACATTATTCTTCGGCACGTCCGCATTACTAACGTAACGTCTGGCGCTGTAACGTTTACCTTGGCTATTGGTGCAAGTGGTGCTACACCTTCTTCGTCTAATGCCTTTATGGGGTTTGGCACATCTATTCCAGCTAACAGCTATGTTGATTGGTATGGCATGGTTCGTCTTGATGCTGCTGACTTTTTAGTTGGTGGTGCTTCTGCTGGAACATCGTTGACGTTTGAAGCTGAAGGCGAGATTGGATTGGTCTGATATGAAAGTATCTGACACAAGCATAGAGTCTCTTAAAAAATCAGTAGGGTTTAGAGCTAGACCTTACAAAGATTCTTTGGGCAATATTATTGTTGGTCACAACCATGTTGTTACACCTGGTGATGGTGTTGCCAATAAAGATGTGATTAATGCTTTTAAAGCCCACGAACTCCTTCTTAACGACATTGAGAAGGTTGTTAGTAGCCTTAATGTTATTAGTAGCATGACACAAGAAGAGTTTGACGCTCTTGTTGTAGACACATTTAAAACACATTAAGGATTTAACATGGATGACGTTCAAGTTTTGGTTACAGAAACAGATAAAAGACTCAGTGTCCACGAGGCTGTCTGTGCTCAAAGGTATCAAAACATAGAGACTGCTTTTGAGAACGGTAGGAAGCGTATGCAAAAAATTGAATACATCTTGTACGTCATTGCTGCTGCTGTGTTGTTAGGTCCAGGGGTTGCTGCTGAACTTATCAAGAAGTTGTTTGGAGTGTAAAAATTGATCCTATCAGTTTGTGTTTACTTGCAGCAGGTCTGGTTAAAAACATCCAGCAAGGCTGTGAGTTATACAAACAAGCTAAAGAATCTTTTGTTCAAGTCAAGAAAACTGCTGATGAAGTAGTTGCTATTGGCAAAGAAGTACAAGGATTTTGGAATAAGTTATCTAAGTTTTTTAATTCACAACCAAAGGAAAATCATGTTCAACAACCTGTTACAAAATCTAAAAAACAAGCTTACGTCTCTGTGGATGAAACTCAAGTCAAAGTTGACATCGTTCAAAACCTAACAGAGTTCTTTAAGCTTCAAGAGCAGTTAGCTGCTCACATCAGGGAAGAAGAAGAGAAATCTAAGACTGTTTACGATCCTAGTCAGAACCACATGGAGGCAGCTCTTAAACGAGTTATGGCTCAACAACAGATGGCTGACTTGGAAGTACAGATCAGGGAGTGTATGGTGTATCAGAGTCCCCCAGAGATGGGAGCTTTGTACAGTTCTGTACACGATATGAGAGAAACAATTCAAGAGGAACAAGAACAGGCTAGGCTAATTGAAGAAGCAAAGAATAGGTATAAGCTATGGCTACGAAGGGAAAACCAAAGAAACTTCCAAGCAAAATCAGCGTACCTAGTAGGGACCTTGATCGTTATCGTATACCTGTGGGGATGGTTTCTTCTAGTGAAGAAACTAGGGAGGACATAGTGGGTTGGATTGCTGCTTGTGTTTTGATTGCTGTTTTACTTCCTTTGTTAGGGTTGTTGTACTCTGACGTCTTAGAGGTCAAACAAGAATCAAAAGTTCAACTTGAGAAAGTTGAGAAGCTTAGGCGTGAGATTGAACAAAAGAACAGAAAGGATAAAGAATGAATGTCTATGAACTGTGGCTGTTGTCTGTGTTTTTAGTGCTACTAACTGGCTGCACAGATTCATACAGATACCCTTGTCAAGACCCTAAGAACTGGGGTAAAACTGAGTGTGAACCACCTCAGTGTGATGCGTCTGGGACCTGCACCAAAGATTTAATTTCAAAGGAGATGTATGAGCAATTCAAGAAGAAGCCCTGATGAGTGGCACGCTATTGGTCAGTTCTGGACACAGATGGCTTTTGCTATGTGTTTGGTAGGTGCAACTTTTGGTGTGATCTATTGTCTAATTTTTGTTACTCAGCCTATGGTAGGTCAAGCTAAGAATGATGCTGTGTTGTTTGAGATTCTTAAGACTGTGCTGACCAGCATGATCTCTATCATTGGCACACTAATGGCTGTGGGTCACGGAAGCAATGCTTCTACTTTACCTGTAACTCCTAAGCCTCCTGCACCGCCTGTTCCTCAGGTTCCTGTTAAACCTCTGAGTACAAATGCTCCTAGTAACAATACGGAGGTCCCATGAGTTTGTTTAATCCCTGGGTACTTCTAAGCATTGTTATGGCTATTCTTAGTAGCTTTGGTGGTGGGTACTATAAGGGTAAACACGATGAGAACACACGGCAGCAGATTGAAATTGCTGCTTTGAATGCAGATGCTAGACAAAAAGAACAAGCACTTACTGCTGCTGTAAATGCCCAAGCTAATCAACTCATGAAAGCAAACCAAAATGCAAAACTTTTATCTCAAAAGCGTGCTGCTGATATTGACAGTGGTTCTCTCAAGTTGCGGATCGCTGTCAAAGCCTCCGAGTGTTCCGTACACACCACCTCAGATACCTCCACTTCCACAGGAGTTAACTCAGGAACAACATCAGCCGAACTTGACGGAGAAACTTCTAAAGCTCTTATCGCCATCACAGACGAAGGAGATGCTGCCATCCGTAAACTCAACACCTGTCTCTCCCTTTACAACGAAGCCCTCCAAACCCTGAAAGGAAAATGACCATGAACTTATCTGAAAACTTTACTTACGAAGAATTGACTCACACAGATCACCGTGAGTTTGACAACACCCCTAACGAGACTGAAATGGCTAACCTTGTTCGTTTAGCTAACTTCCTTGAGCAAGTTAAAGAAGTATTGGGCGGTAAACCTATTATGATTAACTCTGCTTTTCGTTGTGCTGAAGTAAACAAAGCTGTTGGTAGCTCCGACAAGTCTCAGCATCGTCATGGTTGTGCTGCTGACATTCGTGTACCTGGTATGACTCCTGACGAAGTTGTTACTGCTATTATGGGTTCTGGTTTACCCTATGACCAAGTAATCCGTGAGTTTGATCGTTGGACTCATGTTTCTATTCCTAATGAAGAAGGACATGAGCCACGTAACATGTCGCTGATTATTGATAAATCAGGCACAAGGGCTTACGCTTAATCTGTATCGTCATAAAGAGCAGCAAGCATATAGACAACCCACAAACAAATGCCTATACCAATTGCTGCTCCTAGTAACAAAATAAGAAATATCATATTGACTCTTTTTTGTATTTACCTGACCAGTCGTAAGGTCCCCTAGAATCCTGAGCACCTAGTTTCTTAAAGAATGTCAGCATTGATTTGTAAGGCACATCAAATCTTTTAGCAATTTCTTTCTTAGTCAGTCCCTCGTTAAGCAGTGTTAAAGCTCTACGTTCGTCTATCTTAGGTAGCTTACGTCCAGCATTGAATCTAGCACCACCTTTCATAGGCATCATGTCCGGTGCTTTAAGGCTTATTCGTTTTGTTGTTATGCCCAATATAGTGCCGTGAGTTGGTTTTTTATCACGCACTCTATTCATGCCATCAGTTACGTTAGCGCTGATAACTGCATTACGTCTGATTGACGCAAATGGATCACCATTCTTAGCGTGCTCTTGATCTGTGTATTCTTGCCAGTTAAAGGCGTTCACGACAGTCATGCTGTTCTCCTGCGGTTCTAGTTAAGAAAATAAGCTGGCACTTGGTGCATCTATACACTAGTCCCTGCTCTACGATTGTTCTACGCTCACCATGTAGCCCTCTCACTTTACCCCAGAATGTTCTGATTGCTTCAATCATTTGTACACCGCCACCACTTCACCACCAAAACTTTTTTGAATTTCCCTAGCAGGGGACTCTGTCCAAAAAAACTTTGGTTCGTGTTTGTCTTTTGTCCAGACATATCCATATATTTTCACGCTTGTTCTCCTCTGGCTCTGACGGCATCTGCACAATCAATGCAAGTTACTTCCCACATTGACTTATCAGTGTTGCTATATTCATTTGGTGCTGGCAAATCATCACACACCTTTGCACAAGCTTCACGTTCGGAGGCTGTCGCTTTGGCGGCTACCAGTTTGGCAAAGGCTAAAAGGTCATCAAATCCAGATTGGTTTTCGTCTACAACCAAATTAACTCGTCTAGCCATCTCAATAATTTCATCTTGTGTCATGCTTCACCTTTGTTATTAGGAACGTCAGACAACAGCCCCCTTGAGGGCCATCTCTTGTGGTCTTCACTACCAGGTCGTACAGGCTGAAGCTTTTCACCATCTCCAATCTTGTATGAACCTTTGTTAAACGTACTGGTAGGTGGTGTTGCTGGCTTAGCAAGTGCTGCTAGGGTTACTTCAGAGATTTGTTTCCAACGTTTTTGTATGTCGTTTATCTCTTTGAGATTACGTTCGTTTGCTTCTTGGGATATTTTCATATTGATTCCACCCTAAAGGTATCTCCTTGGTCTGTGATTTTTAATTTGCCTGAATGTATGCCGTACAACATTGCTGCCATAGCCATCTTGTGAGTTCTAATTTCATCATTAGCTTTTAAGTACAAGTACAAAATAACCCCGTTAGCTAACAACAATACAACTTCTAATAACGATAATTCAATCATATATACCTCATGATGTAGTCTTGCCAATGTTGTGTGTCTGAGAAAGTACAAGCGTTCAACCCATTCTTAGCTGCCCAGTCAAGGTAAGTGGTCTTACTTTTTTTGGTTATGCCCTGGTTGCGTTGCAACACGTAAAGAATGGTGATGTCTGGATGTTGTAGTTTGATAAGCGCAGCTTTCTTTCTGTCAGCTCCTGTCCATAGACCCTTAGTTTCTATGTAGACGTTCTTAGTAACAGTGAAGTCTGGTGTGTAAGTGTGGTTGCTTGCCGGGATTACGTACTTGATCTTGTCTTGTTCGTAAGCAAGTTTCCATCCTTTTGCTTCGCAAGCAGCTTGAAACTTAGTTTCTAAGCCGCTGCGATACCCCGAAGGGTTGTGTCGTTTAGGTCTAGGCATTAGTTGTCGAGAGTTGCTGTAACTTTATCAATCTCTTGTTCGTACTCATTGATGATGTCGCACAGTCCTTTGATGTAAGCCTCTAACATACCTACTCTAAAAGCTAGGCGGTCTTCTGCTACACCGTCTCGGTACATAGTTTCAGAGGCTTGTTTTGCGTTGTCAATAAAGGTTTGGTGGTTTTTCATTCTGTTCTTTCTGCTTCTTTTACAAATGCAGCAAACCAAAGTAATTGGTCACTGTTTAATTTAAATGGATCTTCACCTGCACACAACCAATGTGCAAAGCGTGGTGGCATTCTAGGAAGTATGGATCTGTTAATCATTGTTGTCCTTGTTAGGTGGTTCCCAACTGTCGTTAGGTTTTTGCCAGATGTACAACAGTTTCATGTTGAGATGGAAGCGCTCATCATCGTTATAGAGTTCTCGGCACTTGTCGTACCACTCTTCAGGCAATAGCTCTGATAAAGCTTGCTCTGCCTTTACTGGTCCAATGCCAGCTACACCAATGATGTTGTCACTCCTGTCACCTATGAGACTCTGTAGATACAAGTGTTTTAGACCTTGGTCACGATCTACGACCTTGTGTTCTTTCCTCACAAAGTTGTAGTGTCTGCCTGGGATCTGCAACAGGTCTTTGTCAATAGAACAAATAACTGTACTCATAGTTTCTTTGTCTTGCTGCACACCCATCTCGTCATCTGCTTCAAACCCATCACATATTTGTGCTTTGTGGTGTGTTACTAAGAACTCACGCACGGCTTGCCAATGTGCTGGTCTTTCATCAGGACGATTAGCTTTGTAGCTAGGAGCAATCTCTCTACGAAAGTTGTTACTGCCAGTGAGGTACACGTTGTAAGACGTAGCACCTGTGTCTGCAAGGATGTCTTGAATCATTTGGTCAGCCCTAGCAAGGGCTACCCATTGTTCTTCTTTCTCTGCTGATGCAGCTCCACGGTAAACAACTATGTCCCCATCAATGAGTGCTCTCACTTGATGTCCCTGGTTAGGTAAGAGATTGTTTGTGAGAAGGACATTACAAACCCCAACTCAACAGCGTACCTGTTCCTAATAACATCCAACTTCTCATAGACTTCTTTTTCTAAACCAACTGCTTTGTAGATCTTGGTTTTAGGTTTAGGTGGGGGTGTTCCTTCAACTTTTTTAGGACGACCTGGTTTACGTTTGTGCATTGTGATTTCCATCTGTTTCTTTCAAAAAAAAAGTGAGAGCTTTTTACGGCTCTCACAAAGGGTTTACGGCAACTGCTCTGCAGTAGTTTCTTCCATTGCTTCCATCATGTCAATATCACCTGCTGTGTAAGCCTCAAACTTACGAGCAAGCTTAACAACAAGATCCAAAGTACCTTCTTCCAACTCAAAAGGCTTACCACCACGAGCTGCAATGTAGAGGTCTGTGGCACGAGCTAAAGCGTTCTGACGAACAATAGCTCTGTCACCATGCAGAGGAGGGATTGGGAATACCTTCTCTTTGTAGCCACTGTAGGCGGCTTTGGGAGCCGCTACAGCGGGTGCTGTTGTTGCCCCTGACGGGGTAGGTGCTGCGTCTGCTTTGCGAAGAATGTTGACGCTTTTAGTCTCCACTCCGTAAGTACCGCTTACACCATCAAACTCAACCTCATAGCCAACTGCAACGTTAGGGTTCTTAAACCCACATTTGATCCAAGTACCATTGACCTTCATTGAGAAGGTTGGCTTTGTACCAAACTTGGTGCTTACGTCTTTTGTAGAAACTGCTTCTACGATACCTGTCTGCATAGTCATTTAAACTTCCTTAATTTCGTACCAATTTTTACCAACTGATGCTCCTGCATTGAGCTTGAGAGCCAGTGGCTTCTTGAATGTTTCTTCAAAGTACATGTGGGTACATTGAAGAATTGTTGTGATCTCCGTAATAAAAGCGTCTGCTGATTCAGACTTGACATCGAACATTAGAGAATCGTGAATGGTGTTAACCATCTTCACATCATCTCTACCCATTAGCTGTCTGAAAATAATGCCCAACATCATTGGAACAATATCTCCAGTAGCTAAACCTTGCACTGGGTAGTTTTTCAACTCTGTAGGACTGAACGTGTACATCCTTGTTGACCAACTACTCTCGTTGTAATACTCTGAAAAGCAATATTTCCTGCCTGTCTCAGTCTGATGAATGTAGGTTCTGAACTTCTCCATAAACCCTTCGTCATTCATACCGTTTTTTGCATTCAGTTCAACCAATGCTGCAAACTCTGTGTGCCATTTAGCTACTGACTTGTAACGACCGTAGAACACATCTACAAACTTTGTAGCTTCTTCTAAAGTACAACCTGCTTGTTTAGCAATAGCCTTAGCACCTGCACCGTAGATCAACTGAAACGTCCGAGACTTGAATGGCTTCCTCTCCTCTTTGGTTGGCATCCTGCCAAACATGTCTTTGTACAAAGCACTGTGAATGTCTACACCGCTACTGATGTCAGCTATTAACTGTTTGTCCTTAGTAACATGAGCAAGAGCCACAACTTCCAACTGATTAAAATCAACCTCAATAATTACACCATCAGTATATCTCGAATTAAAAATTTGTTTAATCGGGTTATTACTAATATTTTGTAAATTAGGATTGGTTGAAGACAATCTACCTGTGACTGTTGCTGTGTGATTTAGTTTGCCGTGTATGAAATCACTGATGATGTGTTTGCTTAAGCCTTGCACATACGTTGATAACTGCTTTGACAGCTCCCTGTACTTCAACAAACCATTGATGATTGCAATTGCTTTAGCATCAAACGTATGCTTCAACATGTCGTTCAGTACTGTGTCATCAACTGAAATCTGACCTGTCTTTGCAGATACTTTCTCTGGGTCTGGTACGTAAGCAATGAATGGCTTAATAGTAACTGTCTTCTCTACAAGTTTGTACTTAGTGTTACCGTTCTTGTAGACACCCACCTCTTCTTTGACTTTGACTTTTTTCTTGCCACCAAAAAAGAACTGTGACCATTGCTTAGGACTGTTAATGTCTTCTACATGACTTGCTGCTAGTGCTTCTAGGTCAAGTTTGACTTCCACATACTTGTCTACGACTTCAACTGTGTATGTGTCCAGTCTTGCTTTGTCTATGTGCAGCCCGTTGAATTGCATCTCTGTGGTTGCATGGAGTGCTTCCATCTGAGTCTCAATTAACGTAAGCTGCCCCGCTTTTACAGCACGTATGTACTGTAATTCAGCAATAGCTTTGGTATTAGTAACATCTTGTTCCAGGTAGGGCGTTAGCTCCTCACGAGGAATCTTTTCAGAGCCTAGACCTGCCTGAAAGTATTTCTTAATGCCATCGTCTTTGACAGACAAACCATACTTGATTGACAGCTCATCTAAGCTTGAGAACTTGGTACGTTGTCCCGACAGGATGTACTCTGCTAGTTGTGTGTCCCAAATCTTGTGTTGCTGCAACATTTGTTTGAGTCTTTTGTTTTTGTACAAATACATCAAATCAAATGAAAAGTTATGTCCACACAAAATAGTCTCTGTATGCAAATACTCAAAGTAACCAACAAACGTATCTTCTTCGTAAGTTACAAACGGAACGTCAGTAACAAACGAATTAGTAGCATACAAACCATACGCTACGACTCTGTTGTCAAAGTGCATAGGATGAGCTAGTCCTATGTCTTCGTTGCCGTTGAGTGTTGTCTCAACGTCAATTGCTGCAAATGCTATGGTCATGGTTTTCCATAGGCCTTTCCATAAAGAATTGCTTGAAACACAGTGATCCTGTGCTGCTTGTCTAACACGTTTAAGGACTTGCACACATGAGTTGCAAGCATAAACTTATCGTAAAACTCCTTTTCGTCTGTGATGATTAGATTAATTTCTCCTTGTCTTAAAGAGTGAAATGCAGGTCCTGTATAAGAGCCTGTGTCTTTAAAACCTGATCTGTTGCATCTTCTTACAAAAGTACCTAAGCTATCTGTAAGAATTAAAACGTCTTCATCTGTGTCTGTAGGAGCTGGTACACAAGTTACTCTGCTGCCTACATACGCCATCTGAAGAACATTATCTTCAAACAATGTAAACAATTCCATTTGCACTATTCCGTCATCAATTGCTGTTTTGTATGTAGGACTTGTCATGCTTGCTCCTCCTCTTGGGTCTGACCAACCAAATGTGTAACGTTCACTCATACCTTGCACGAATAGGATCAATAGTCACTAGGAACTGTCCATGACGTTCTGACTCCATGTGCTTAGGACCACCACCAGGTAGTTTGTTCTTAGGAACATTGATTGTGCGAATCATTTCTTCCTCTGGACTTTTTGGTTCTTTGTACTTGCCGATTGTTAGGACTACGTCAGCCTCACCTGGTTTGTCAGTTTTAGAACCACGCAGAGCGTCTAAGCCAATGAACGGGGGGTCTTTCATATCCACTGCTGTTGCAGACAACTGTGATGCAGCAATAACTGGGCCATAGTTTCTAGCAAGTTCCCTTGCCCATTTGTAGATCTTGCCAAGCTTGATGTCTTCTCTGTCGTCAGACTTGTTAAAGCCATCTACTTTGTCAAGTTGGTCAAACACAATCAAACCTGGGTTAACCTCACGAAACAATGTTTCTAAGTCACGAACGTGGTTCATGTCCTTAGTAACACGTATCTTGTCTTTGTTACCACCCATGAGAGCTGTGTACTCAGTCATTGCTGTCTTAGAGTCAGCAATAATTGTTTTAGATTCTTTACCTAGTGCAGCTTGAACAATCCTGAAGAACACAACAGAAGATTCCTCTTCGTTGTTGACCCATACAACAGGTCTGTCTACAGGTAGTTGTTGTGCAAGGTAACTGACCTCGCT